ACTAACATTAGCAGGTGACGCAAGTGGTTCAGCAACATTTACTAACTTAGGTAATGCTACACTAACCGTTACGGTTGCAGACGATTCACACAATCACGTTACTAGTAACATTGATGGATTGGCAGAGTTTATCTCTGACACTGTTGGTGCAATGGTAACAAGTAATACAGAAAGTGGTATTTCAGTAACATATGACGATACAGACAACACTCTTGATTTCAATGTAAACGATCCAACTATCACACTAACTGGTGCGGTTACAGGTAGTGCTACAATGACTAATCTTGGTAATGTAAGTATTACAACAACTGCAACCAATGATCCGACCATCACACTGGCAGGTGATTTGTCAGGTAGTGCAACTCTTACTAACTTGGGCAATGCTACTCTTACTGCAACTATTGTAGCTAACAGCGTGGCACTTGGTACTGATACAACAGGAAACTATGTTGGTGCCGGCGCCACTAGTGGTAATGGAATAAGCGGCAGTGTAAGCAGTGAAGGCGGAACATTTACAGTTACATCAAACGCAACTAATGCAAATACTGGTTCAACTATAGTGTTTAGAGATGGATCAGGTAACTTTAGTGCTGGTGTTATTACTGCGACTACTACAACAGCCCGATACGCTGACTTAGCAGAAAAATATACTAGTGATGCAGACTACGATCCAGGAACTGTATTGGTTTTTGGAGGTGATGAAGAAGTAACAGAATGTACTACCAAATATAATAAGCGTATTGCTGGTATTGTAAGTACTGATCCTGCATACCTAATGAATAGTGAAGGTTCAGGAGTAACAGTTGCTTTGTTAGGGCGTGTACCATGTAAAGTTATTGGTGAAATTCGAAAAGGCGATTTAATGGTATCCAGTGATATACCAGGACACGCACAAGCATGGCGTGATGAAAGTAATCCTCCTGCAGGCAGTATAATAGGAAAAGCATTAGAAAATAAAACAGGTGCAGGAGCAGACATAATAGAAGTTGTTGTAGGCAGGATATAATGCCAACCGGTAAATTTTATACTAGCGAGTATACCGGTGAAACAATATCTCAGAATGTAAGTTGGAAAGATAGAAACAACCCTGATAGTATGGTTTGGGTTGAAAAAACTATATTTAATAACGATCACAATAAAATTGCACACGTAATAGGTAACAGTACTAGTAGAAAAGGATTTGATCTTAACTTGCTTACTGGACAATTTGGTGGACAGGATGGAGTTCAAAGTGTTGGTCAAACATATGGTTGTAATTTATTATATAAAGATTTTTCTCCTACTTTTTTAGTTTGTATTAATAAAATAATATGTTCTGAGATTGCTAAATCTGGATACACTGAAGATAACATTGTATATAGTAATGTAAAAAATATAATCACAAACCAAGGGCATTTTCATTTATATCCACAACTTTTTACTGCTAATACAGGAAGTTTAGCACTAAGATTGGCTTGTGCTGATGGACATAAGAAAATATATATGATAGGTATGACAACATATAATATGCCTGAAGATAATATATATTTTAGTAGTCACAACGAATATAAAAAGGCTAATGTTGAAGGTGCAAATAATAAATTTATAAATGATTGCACAAACATATTTCTCACTTATAATGATGTTGAATTTTTTTATGTTGCTAAAGATCCTGGACTTATGCCAGAAGAATACAACTGGTGTCCTAATATTAAAGAAATAACATACAATCAATATTACAGTTTAGCAAGTTTAGGTGCAATTGCAAGGTAACTTATAAATTACACATTGTATCTTCTATTGTTTTAATTTTACTGATTATTTCATCTACTTGAAATGTTGTAAAAACACCAGGATGAAGTGGCTTTGGCCAACTATCCAACTTACTCCAAGCATACCCTTTATGTTCTTCATTTAATTTAGGTACAAATTCTTCTTCTATTAAACAAACATATGTGGTGTATGTAAAATTATTTTTACTGTTTGTAAACTTTTCAACAGGAATAGTTTTTAAAACTAGTGGCATAAAGCCTATTTCCTCTACTATTTCACGTTGTAATGCAGTAAATTCGGTTTCATTCTTTTCAACTTTGCCGCCGACAAATGCCCAGGTACTATCATACCTAGCACCACTACGTAGTACAAACAAGTATCTACTAGTTTTTTTACTTAAAAAAAGTGCGCCTACACTTTGATTAATTTGTTTATTTTGCTGACTCATTTAAACTATCGATTACACTATAGATATTTGGCTCTTCACCATACGGATTATACAGACACTTATATTTTCTTGGACAATTTTTTTCTATTGCCATTTCATAAGTCCTATTTTGTCCTTGATATATACAAACTTCGTCACCGTTTTTTGCTCTCATTCTTTTTTTCAGCATACAAGTGACCATTTTTGGTTTTTTTGTTATTCCTTGATTAAGTTTCTGACTACGTGAATATTCGTTCTTTTTCCCGTATATTTTTTTATCGCCTTTAGGCTGATACATTTTACCACCTGCATCTATTGTAGTAGGATTAAAAATAAGAAATACAGATATTATAATACTATAGACCAATCGCCTGCCTTATATTCGCCTTCATAAGACTTTATCCACTCTGTTCCAGTCCATTTATATTGTAAATTTGTAGTAGTGTTAGTTACATAATGTATACCTTCTTCGGCGCTGCTATTAAAAGCAATTTGCCAAACTGTTCCATTATACTCAATTATATCGTTTGCACTTGCTACCAAATCTCCCCAAGCATCAGGGCCATCTGTGTTAGAGCTGTCACCAATTGCATTAAGTATAAGATATCTTTGACCAATTGCAGCAGTTGCTAATCCTGCATCAGGTCCACTTTTAAGAGGATTTATTATTTTTGTTATAGCAGGCAAGTCGTTTGTTGGAATAGTGTCGCTTTGTACTGTCCATAATAATTTGTGAGGATCACTAGGATGAAATGCAATAGTACCTACAATTTCAGCAGTGCCTCCGGTTTCTAAACGTAATTGACTTATGCCACTTTGTAATTCACCATATTGGTTTATAAGTGCAGCCCAACTTACGTCATCTGTACCTACCTTTGTTGGAGGATCATTTAACGGACTATAATCTACTTTATTTGTTGTTGTCTCATTCCTGTCTAAGATCTGTACAGTATTACCCAATAATATTATACCAAAGTTCATTGGTGTAAACTTTTGTCTTGTACCTAATAGTATCTCTCCATCAATTACACCGTCTGCTATGCCACCATTATCATCGTATATACTTGCAACAATTTTATTAATTACTCCTAATTTTTTTACTTTTGCAGGTGCACTTAAAAATATTGGTACTGTAAATTGTAGTGTGGCAATATCTATTTGATCATCAACGCCCTGTGGTATTGACCTACTACTAAACTGTGTACCACTAAGTTCTATGTAACTTAAACTTGTCCAATCTAAATAATTATCTGTACTTTGTATTTCTAATGCTGGATTAAAAAGTACTAATATTTGTTCTAACAATTGTAATTTTTGATTTGTATTACTTGTCCATATATCAACACTCATTTGTAATGTATAAGGAACAGGCATCATTCTTTCTATAGTAAATGCATTTCCTTGTTGTGTAGTATAACTATTTGTGTTAGCGTCAAACTTTCTCATACGTATGTGTTTTTTGTCTACAAAAGTTGGATCCTGTCTGCGTTCTGGATTATACTCTAAACCTGTAATGTAGCAACTTATCATAGGTGTAGGTAATATTTTATTTTCACTGTTTTCTCTTACAATTGAACTTACCATACGTGTCGCATCACCATACTTTACAGGTACAGTTTGTAATGTGGTAAGTCCATCTCGGTCTTTACCATATTCAACTTGAAAGTTACTGAAAGCACGAATAAACTGTAATAGAAATCTTCTTATTTGTTGATCGTAGAAAAATTGTTGTGGCATTAATCTTCTCTAGGTTTAAGTGCTTCACTTAATGACTGTCTACTATCTTGTACAGTATTATCATCTGCAATAAATGTACCAGTATTGTTTATAAAGGTATCTCTTTGTGTATTTCCTGTACCAGGGGTTAATGGACTACGCACATCATCTTCTACTTTTACCCAACGAGATCCATTGTATCTAAACAGTCTATTCGGTAAAAAGTCTAATCTTAAAACAAAATCGCCTTCTTGTGAATCACTAGGAAAACTTGTTCCCATTGTTACGTTTTCACCATTAGGAGCAAGACCGTCACCTACTAAGTAACCGCTATAGGCATTTGTATTTTCTGGTGTGATTCTTCTAGCATCTGCACTGGCATCTGTATTATCTGCATTAAGTTGTGTATCATCTGCATTTACACCTTTTGGTTCTAGTGGTGTCCCATCAGGTCCTGTAGGTACTATATAATATTGGTCAGTTTTATATCCGCTTTCTGGAACCTCTGCTTCAGCAGCGGCTACAACTTTATTGGATATTTCTAATTCTTTATTGTAAGTACTTAGCAAATCACGTAGTGTATTTGTAGTTTCGTTTCCATCTTTATCTGTTTGTATTAGATTAAGTATATCATTATATTCTTGTGAATCTACTAATGGTGTGCATTTAATACGCCATAAATGACTCCACCATGTAGGACTAAACCCTTCACTGGGTCTTGTGCCTTCCTGTACTACATAGTAACGTTTTAGACTAAGTTCTACACTTTCGTCTAACGCACTATAATCTGTTAAGTGTGGCAATTCAATTACGTCACCTGACATAAGTTTACGCCCGATGTTGTTGACCATATCATTTTCATGCAATGTAATAAACAGTGTATCGTTTGCTAAAAATAATCCAAACTGGCTTAAATCAAAATCTGTATCTGTAACACTATATATACCTCTTAAACTGTAAATGTCTTGGTCATATTTTCTATCTCTATTCTCTAAAAATAAAAAATCCTGTATGCCCAGTGGATCAGGTTCTACATAATTTGGTTGGCTAGGGTCGTCACTCTGTCCTTGACTTTGTATTCCAAGATACTTGTGTACGTTTATGCCAGTGCCACCAGCAGTAAACATTTCCTTAATTCTTCTATCAAAGAATCTATAATCGTTGGTGTGAGCACCATCTTTCCATAGTGATATACGTGGCATATTTTTTCCTTACGTACTATTTATCGTATTAAATAAACGTATGAAACTTGATTTACATGGACTTCCTATACATAGTGCATGGAGTGTGTTTAATAGTAAAATACAAGATGCTTACTATGAGAAATTAAAATATGTAGTTGTTGTTACTGGACAAGGTGCAATAATGAAAGAATTTCCTGTATGGGTAAGTAACCATCCACACGCTAAATCCTGTAGTAGTACTCCACATAATCCAGGAAGTTTCAAAGTTTTTCTTACAAAATAGGTTGACACTTCTCTAAACTATGTTATATTAATTATATAGTTAGAAAAGAGAAGAGGACCAATTATGCAAACAATTTACAATTTACCTAAGTTATACAAAAGAGACACTACTGGAAAAATACGTGAGTGGACTATGCAGTATGGCTGGAACTTAGATGAGACACAAGCAGGTACAAGAACAATTTCAGGTTTGCAAGATGGTAAAAAAGTTACTAGTGAATGGTATATTACTGAAGCAAAAAATGTAGGTAGAGCAAATAGTACTACTAACATTACACAAGCAAAAGCAGAAGCACAAGCAGAATGGGATAAAAGAATAGAAAAAGAGTATTTTGAGGATATTGATGCCATTGACTCTTATACTGCTTTTAAGCCAATGTTAGCACATGATTTTACAAAGACTCCTGTAGAAAGTGGCTATACACAACCTAAACTAGATGGTATTAGAATGGTTGTAAACAGTAGAGGACTTTACAGTAGAAGCAATAAAAAGATTGTTGCAGTTCCACATATTGCAGAGCAATTAAAAGATTTTATCAAACAGTTTCCTACAGTTACATTAGACGGGGAACTTTACAATCATGAACTTAAAGATAACTTTCAAAAGATTACAAGTTTAGTAAGAAAAACAGTAAACTTAGGCGCAGACGAATTAGCAGAAAGTGCTGAATTAGTACAGTATCATGTTTATGATATGTTTGATAGTGCAAATCCAGATATGACTTTTACACAAAGAGCAAAGTGGATAAGTGAAAATGTTTCAGGTAATAACATAGTTTTAGTAAAATATGACGAAGCAAATACATCAGCTGATATAGACAAATTGTATGGTGAATATACAACTGCTGGATATGAAGGTCAGATGATTAGGCAGGATACTGCTTATGAATTTAAGAGAACTAAAAACTTGCTAAAGAGAAAAGAGTTCATCACAGAAGAATATAAAGTTGTAGAAATACAAGAAGGTAATGGTAATTGGGCAGGGTATGCAAAAAGATTTATACTTGAACTTGCAGACGGTACACAATTTAGTAGTGGAGTTAGGGGTTCACAAGACAAACTTGCACAGTTACTAAATGATAAAGATACTATTAATTGGGCAACATGTAGATACTTTGAACTAAGTAATGACGGCGTTCCTAGATTTCCTGTTGTTATTGATTATGGATCAGGCGAAAGGGACGACTAATGGCACATACATCAGAACTAATGGAAACCCGAGGACATCATTTAGTAGGTGTACAATGGCCTGTAATTGGTAGTAAAGGTGATGAGTACATTGTTACTATGTATGATAGAGGTTGGGAATGTACCTGTCCTGCATGGCGTAAATGTAAACATATAAAAGGTGTTGAGCAAGGTTTAGTAAATGATAAAGGAGAATGACATGTTTAATCCTGATGTAATGAAAGAAACTAAATTTCCAAAAGGAATGTCTGCAAATTATGAATTTGACAATTATATATTAAGTATAGTTAAAAATGAAATATCATATGGAAACGATAAAGGATTGTATGAGATAAGTGTATTTGATGCAGGAAATCAGATTGAATTGCCTGGTATCACTGACAAAGGTGACACTGTAAGAGGTTGGTTGACAAAAGACGATGTTAATAGTATTATGAAGAAACTAACAATCATTACAGGCACAAATGCAAAACTTTTATGAGGGAATAATGAACGACATACTACAGGACATACAAGAATTAGAAGGCACAATAACTAGTTTAAAAAATGTAAATAACAAGCCTGAAGTTATATCTGCAATTAGAAAAATTGATGATATAATTGATCGCAAAAGAGAAGAGTTTAACAGGTTAGAAGAGCAAATACAAAAGGAATACTTTAATGGCTAGTATTACTGCACTAAAAGGTAAAAAATTATCTAAAAAGAAAACTATAACACGTAGGAAAACTACAGGTGCAAAGGCGGCACCTTTGGATGATTACAAAAAACATACAGACTATTTCCATTTCAATGTAGATTCTAAAGAATGTGTTACAATAGTCAAGGCACACATAAAGAAAGTTTATGATAAAGAACGAGTTAGGATAATTCTTAAAAATAAAGAAACTATGTTTGCTAAACAATTTGTAGCATCTTATTGCCACTGGATAGCAGAAGGCAAAGATGCCCCAGAAGATAGTGTAAATTGGATGACAGGATACTTTGATCAACTTTATAATAAAGGGCTATCTATTGTAGAAGAGGTAAAAGCAGAAGAGGCTAAAACACCTAAAAACGTTTATGTGCCTAGTATACAAGAACGTATAAAAGAAGCAAGTAGCAACATTATTGCAGAAATAGATGAACAAGTAGATAAATTTATTGAAGACCCTAAATCATTTAAAAAATTTGATAGTGTAAAATTCTTTAGAGCAATGCAAGTTAACCAAGCACATGCAAGACATATTCGTAGTTACTATGAAGGAATATTAGGTGAATATCTGATGTTGCAAAAACCTGTTAGTGAACAAGACGAACAACTTAGAGAAGGTTACTCACATCTAGATAAAGTAGATGTTAAAAAAGCAGTAGATCTGTTTCAGGGTATTGTGGGTGCATGTGATTTAATTACTGCAGAAAGCAAAGCAAGTAGAAAAACAAGGTCACCTAAACCTAAGAGTGCAGAAAAATTAGTTGCAAAAATGAAATACTGTAAGTCAGACGAAAAGTACAAAGTTGCTAGTATAAATCCTGCTGATATTATAGGGTGTAATGAACTGTGGGTGTTTAATACAAAGACAAGAAAAATAGGCAAGTATATTGCAGAAGAACATCAAACTCTACAAGTCAAAGGTACAACATTGCAGTTCTTTAATGAAAAAGAAAGTATAGCAAAAACACTACGTAAGCCTGAACAACAACTTGCAGAATTTAATAAAAGTGGTAAAGTACAATTACGTAAATTTTTACCAAACATAAAAGGTGTTGAGACTAAACTTAATGGCAGGATCAACAATGATACAGTTATACTTAAGGCAGTCAATAATTAATAAATAGTGTATATACAAGGATACACTAATGGCAACACTAGCAAGTTTAAGAGCAGACACAATAGACTAC